CAGTTACAATGTATGGGCAGGCAGTTTTGCCTTTATGCATCGTGTCTTCTTCAAGTTCTAGATAGCAGTGCTGTTCCAGCAACACATACTGTGGGTCGTTGTCTCCTGCGGGTGACAGACCAAGAACTGTGTCCATTTTTTCTGCCATGCCTGACAAAGTAGGAACACCTGCATCAGGAAGTTCCATGTCGGCATACATACCTGCTTCTATTTGACGAGATAAATCGACAGGGCTGCGGTAAATAACATGAGTGTAACGGTCTGCTCTGCGAAGGTCAGACGCATAGTAAGACACATAAAACTGGTCAATAGGTACGAACTCACTAACGGGTCGGTCAAGACTTGAATCATAATAAATCTTCTTAACAGCAGAACCAATCAGCGGCAGATGAAACAGCATACGCTCAAACTCATCGAAGTATTCAGGCATCTGAGTAGTTACCTGATAGTTCATAAAGTTCTGTACACGATTAGCTTGCTGTTGCCTTTCTAATGTTGCGTCACCAAGAACCTGTGCCTTGACTGGTCCTTTGGCAGGAAACAATTCCTGTGAAGCTTTGGATTGGAACTTAACTGCTGACTCAATCAACAGTGGATGTACAGCAGTAGCTGCACCTTCAAATGGTTCAGTCGTATCTTCTAGCTTCAGACCAAGCAGGTCAAAGCCACGCTCAAACATTGATTCCCATTCTGCACGAGAATCTTTGTCTGCTTCAAACTTGTCAATAACTGTGTTGCCAATCTCTTCAAGCTTATCTTCGTCCAAGATGTCTACAAGGTTCTCGTAGAATCCTGAGTTCATATTAACCTCTACTTCGATTGACTCTGCTGAACCTTCAAGGTCTACAGTAATCTCGCCTGTCTCTGGGTCTACCTCAAAGGTTGCTTCCGTTTCGGAGGGCTGCTGCATTTCCATGCGAATAACATTATCACCCTCTGGGCGTTGCTCATAAGGATTTCGCTCTGTTGCCATTTATATACCTATCAAAATAATTGTGGTTGCCAATGTTAGTAGAACTAACAATGTTTTGGTTCTCCCGTCCATAGGGCATATTATACCATTAAGTTCTCCAATATCCAACCCTCTTTGTACGTCTTGGATTATAGTCATCTTCCCAGCTGGGGTCTTCATTATGTGACACATGCCAGCTGTCCCGCATATAATGGATAGCCATAGTCATTGCGTCCACTTGGTCATCGTGTGCGCCATTGGGAAAGGCTAGGCATTCATCGAATAAGTCTTTCGCCCACTCCTTGCCCTTCGGGATGTAGACACGACCCGACTCCATAAGAGGCGTAGCGGCATAGACACGTGATACCTTGTCCCTGTCAGGAAGGTAGTCCAGAACAGGTAGTCCAGCGAGGCGCATATCCTGAAGCAACGATTGACCAGAAGCTTTCTTCTCAATGATACACACATCTGGCCTGTGTTTTTGGTAAAGATGTTGCGCCGTTCTGCGAAGGTCAGGATACTCGAAGCGCTCTTTAACATTCCCAAGAAGGATGAGGTTGGGAACAACATACTCGCCACCGTATTCGTCTTGCTCGACTTGGTGAAAGATGCCCCAGGTTTGGATGACACTATAGTCCGCCGTTTTCTTAGTGGAAAACGCCGTGTCATATGTTTGAATAATAAACTCACAGTGCGGTGGGTCTTCGTACTCCCACCACTGAAACCAGTTCTTCTTGATAATCCCGCCTTCGTCTGGCGAGGGGTTCTGCATGTATAGTGCATCCCAGTATCTGCTCCCGTTGCTTGCTCGTATCTCTTGCTCATCCAACTGCAATACTGAATCTGGTTTCCATTCTGGGAAATAAGAAGAACCCTCTGGCAATCCCAGCAGTTCAGCTGCAGTTTCGTCTAGCCATGCAGGAATGCTGATTACTTCCCACGGCTCTGTGGTAAACTCTGACTCCTGCTTGAGCAACCAGCCACACAGGTCATCAAAGTGGTAGCGTGTGTTAATAATAATAATGCTACCATTCGGCATCAGGCGAGTACGTAGACCAGAAGGCCACCACTCCTTGATATATCTGCGCCCTGAATCGCTAAAGCTATCTTCTTCTGACATAACGTCATCAAGCAAAGCCAGATGCGCACCACGACCAGCAATCTGTGACCGTACACCCGCAGCATAGTACGAGCCATTATGGTTTGTCTTCCACTTACCGGCTGCCTTAACGTCTGACCGTAGGGCTACACCCTTGAACACACGCTGAAAGTCCTCTGTGTTTACAATATCCCTGACGCTACGGCCAAAGTCACTAGCTAACTGGTCACTGTGTGACACCGACATAATCTCGTGGTTGGGTTCACGGCCAATATACCACGCAGGAAAGATTTTACTAGTAATAAGTGACTTACTTGAGCGTGGCGGCAGGAAGACCATCAGTCTTTTTATCTCACCATCAGCTACTTTCTGCAATCTGTCACACAATACCTCGATATGCCTACCCATCTTGAAGTCAGTGACTAGGGTTGGGGCTACTCTGCGTACAAATGTAAGTAAATCTTCCTTTGATTTTTCTTGAATATATTTATCTAGTGCTGTATTTAGTGCTTGATGGTCTAGATAACCACCAGATTCTGCCGTTGGCTCATTGCCAACTACTACATCTTGTATTTGTTCTAATTCCATATTGCTTTTCTGCAGTCAGTGTTGCATATTTGCACTATTGCAAACTGTTTTAATCCATGCTATACTATCTTTACTTTAAAGTTCGGAGGTAAATATATAGGAGGATAGTCTATATAGATTTGTGCAGCCCCCGCTAGGTAATTCTGGACAACTACAGCTATTATACTTCGGACACAACTACTACACAAGCACAATAACTACACCACAAAACATCTGCCAACTCCAGAAGCCCCCGCCCGTGGGGTTTTTTTTGTACCTGATGAAGTATCCTGGTAATTTTGGTCAGTATATTCCAGGGGTATATTATATATATGTATGCAGGCACGTTTTGTGGGTGGGGGTGCATGTGAGACTTCCCCAGATTTCAGCCGATTCAGCCAAAGAATCCTTTCCTGTGGCAAATTTACCACATATTCTATGTGTTTTTATGAAGAACTTACCAGATTTCACACGAAGTGTGTCTAATATGCCACACCAGAGGGCTTCCCATGCCCTTGCGAGATAGACTACCCCCGCCCCTAAGTGTATGACATACTTGCGGAAATAACTACCCGTGTGTATTACACATATGTGTTTACGTGTTTTAATATTCCCCCTGAAAGGGTGAAGGAATATATAAAACACTTAACACATTTGATGAAAGGTTTGATGAATGTTTTGGAATGGATTGATTAACTCGCTTTTAGGCTTTAGCCTAGCTATATTTGCAGTGATTGCTGTGGTTGTGCAAGCACCTATCCCGCCGCTTGCTATGCTGCTCATGCCAGTCGTGGCGTTGGGCTTGTGCATTAGCGGAATGGTGATGATGACCATAAGTAATCCTACGGATTAAAAAAAGTGTTGACAAGGGTTTCAAATGCCCTTACAAAGTAATTGTTTTTGCAACCAATGGAGTTTGATATGAGCAAGATTTACGAAGTAAAAGACCTGACCGAAGTGTATGGCGAACCTGCCTATGGTATCGAAGATACCCGTGAACGTGTCATGGTGTCTGTGTGGACTGACCATGAAATGGCACTTGACATTGCCGACGAACTTGAGTATATGGCCTAAAGGCCAAGCAAAGAAAGGACATTGCTATGAATTTTCAATTCAAAAAACTTGCAAAAGGTTTCCGTATCATCACACACAAAGGCAAGCCCATTGGCACGCTGGAGTTTACCAAAGGTAAATGGGTGGCATTGTCTGGTGTTAATCCTGAGTATCGGAGATACTTCACCACTGTGTCGCAAGCCAAAGTGTGCTGCAATGCTGACCCAAAGTTTTACTTTGGAATTGGTGCTTGACAATGGCAAAGCCGTATGCAATCATCTGGGCGAAGTGTCGAGACACTGGCCTAATTATCGAAGATAAATGCCACAATGACGCTGACGTTGCCGATTGGATTGGTGACTATGACTATGAAATAGTCAAACTGAAATACACAAATGAGGTTGAAAATGTCTAATTACAAGCTGCTATCTGTTGGCAATAATGCCAAAACTGTCAAGGGCGATGGCTCAGAATATCTTACTGCTAT